AAAGAGCTAGTACCTAACGCAGTGTCAGAAACCGAAGAAGGTTATTACCAAATGGATTACTCTAAGTTGGTCACACCATTAATTAAAGCTGTGCAAGAGCAACAAGAACAGATCGAAGAATTAAAGCAAGAAATAAAAGAACTTAAAAAATAATGTATAATTTTATGAATAACAAAAGGAAATAAATATGCCATCATACTCAACAAATTTAAACCTAGCTAAACCAACAGTCGGTGGTGATACTAACCAATGGGGTGGCTATCTTAATACAAACACAGATACCCTGGATGGTATCTTTAACGCTGCTGGTACAGGAACATCTGTGGGCCTACAAGTTGGCTCTGGCAAAACTTTAAAAGTTGGTGGTACATTAACAGCGACAGGATCTTCTTCTTTCTCTGGCACAGTGTCTTTATCTAGCACTGTTCAATTAACTGGATCTCAAAACGAACTTAGATTTTTTGAAGCTATTGGTAGTGCTGATAATTATGTAGCACTCAAAGCACCAAACGAAATGAGTGGTGGTGCTAATTATTCATTGGTATTACCCGCTGCTCAAGGTACAGCAGGACAATTTTTAAAACTAACAAGTTTATCTGGTACAGAAGGTTTATTGCAATTTGCTGATGCAGGCGGTCAAGCTGATAATTATTTTGCTACTTCTGGTTTATCAAACAAAGACTTGGGAGTTGGGCTTCATCTTAAAACAGGCGACAGTGGTGCTTCTAGCGTAAGTTCTAGTGCAAACCAATTAGTAATAGAAGGTAGTGGCGACTCTGGTTTATCAATTTTATCTTTTAATGATTCAGTTGGTATGATTGCTTTTGGCGATGGCCAAGACAATGATGTTGCAAAAATTTCTTACACCCATGATGCTAATGATTTGGCTTTTACCAGTGGCGGTGCAATACAGTTTGTTGCTGGTGGTTCTACAATATTTACAGCAAATACTTCAACTGCAAAATTTAATCATTCTGGTACATATGATGTAAGGTCTTTTGGTTTTGTTGGTAATGGTACTGGTGCTGGGTGGAAAATACTCAGAGACAGTAACCAAGGTACTATGTTTATAGAAACTCATTTTGGAACAACAAGAACATTAATTAATTTTGTAAATACTAATGGCACAGTTGGAGGCATTTCAACAAGCGGAAGCAGTACGGCATATAACACTTCATCAGATTACAGATTAAAAGAAAATGTAGAGTATAGTTTTGATGCTATTGAAAGATTAAAAGAACTTAAACCAGCAAGATTTAATTTTATCGCAGATAGCAATAAAACTGTTGATGGTTTTATAGCACACGAAGTACAAGAAATAGTGCCAGAAGCAATTACTGGTGAAAAAGATGGCGAAGAGATGCAAGCCATAGACCAAGCTAAACTTGTGCCTTTAATCACTAAGGCACTACAAGAAGCAATAACAAAAATCGAGTCACTAGAAAGTGAAATAGACCAACTAAAAGGAGTAAATTAAAATGGCGGCTATAGAATATAATTGGGATTGTCAAACAGTTGACTATTACCCAGAAAAAGACGACCACTCAGAAGTGGTATTTAATGTGCATTGGAGAATCAATGCTGTCAGCGATCAGAAAGACAGTGAAGATAATTTCTATGCAGCAAGCGTATATGGTACACAATCTTTAAATATAGATGATATTGAAAACTTTATCCCTTATGCAGACTTAACCAATGAAATTGTTACTGGTTGGGTTGAAGGCGTAATGGGTGAAGAAGAAGTTCAGAACTTAAAAGATAACCTAGCAGAACAAATTGCTGACTTAATAGATCCAAAAGTCGTAACAGGCCATATCGGAAGTTAAGTGAATGGCATTAATCCCCGTAACTCCACCAGCAGGTATCGTTAAGAACGGTACTGAGTATGCTAACAAAGGTCGTTGGGTTGATGGGGATTTAGTCCGTTTTGAGAACGGCTATCTCACTCCAATCAAGGGGTGGAATAAACTCAGACAAAATCCAGTAGGCAGAATATTTAGTGGTACAGTTAGTACCACTGCTAGTAGTTTTGTTATTACTATTACTACCACTACCGCACATGGAGCGTTGGTCGGTGCTAGTGTTAATCTTAATGGTTTTGCTGCAACAGGCGGGATGCCAGCTAGTCAAATAAATCAAACTTATACGATTGCTTCCGTACCAAGCACAACAACCTTTACTATCAATACATTTCAAACAAATGTGCCAAGCACTGCTGCTACATTAACAAGAACATCAAGTGCTTCAGAAGTTGTCTTAACAGCTACACCAACAGGAATGTATGCTTACTACGATAACGATGGTAAAAAGGTTTTAGCAGTTGGTACAAGAAACGGTGTTTTAATTTACTACGAAGAAGTCTGGTATGACATTACGCCAACAGGCTTTATAGGTGATGACACTTTATCACCACTTGGTTTTGGTGCTCACCATTTTGGCGTAGAAGATTTTGGTGATGCTCGTTCACAATCAGGTTTATCTTTTGATACTACTACTTTCTCTTTTGATAACTTTGGTGAAATACTTTTATTCTGTTCACCCTCTGATGGCAAAATATATGAGTGGAATCCTAATGCTCCAGCTACGATAGCTAGTGTTGTTACAGGAGCACCAACAAACTGTGAGGGTGTGTTAGTTACCAATGAAAGACACGTTGTAGCTTTAGGAGCAGGTGGCGATCCTAGAAAGATTGCTTGGTCCTCAAGAGAAACACTAAACACTTGGACAGCTTCAGCTACTAATACAGCAGGTGATTTAATTGTGCCAACAGGTGGTCGAGTTTTATCAGCTTTGAAATGGCAAACAGATGTCATTATCTTTACTGACACTGGTGTTGCTAGAATGTATTACACTGGCTCTCCTTTCCTTTATGGTATTCAAGATGCTGGTACAAACTGTAAAGCGATAAGTCCTAGAACCATCGTAACGGCTGGTGCTTTCTTAGCTTGGATGGGTGAAAACTCTTTCTTTATCTTTGATGGTTCAGTCAAAGAAATACCATGCGAAGTACATGACTATATATATGACAATATAAACTACACTTATAGACCAACATCCTGTGCTGGTCATAACTCTAACTATAATGAAATGTGGTTCTTTTTCCCAACTGGCACTTCTTTAGTACCTAATAAATATGTTATTTGGAACTATGTTGATAATGTCTGGTCCATTGGTTCAATGGATAGATCCTGTTGGATAGATCAGGGTGTCTTTGACTTACCGATTGCTTGTGATAGCAATGGTAATGTCTTTGAACATGAAAGCGATGTTGCTCTAGTTAACTCTGAGAATGTTGGTATTCAAGTACCTTTCTGTGAAACAGCACCAATAGAAATTGGCATGGGTGATAACTATGTGCAGTGCAGTCAAGTTTTACCTGATGAAGAAGCTACCACCTTACCAGGTGTTGCTATTAGTTTTAAAGGTAGGTTTACGCCACTTGGCCCTGAAACAAACTTTGGCACATTTACATTTGATACCGATGGTTATACCGATGCGAGATTTACCGCTAGACAAGTTAAAATGAAAGTTACAGGGGA